ATGTTTTCCCAAACCAATAGAGGTAAAAAACTGACACAGTTTCCACTCAACTTTTTTGTTAAGAAGTAGGTTTTCTCTAACAGTAGCAGAACCTGCTTCTGAAGTTAGCTTAATTGATAGTTCAGCTTTAGGACAAGCTGACATCTTTGTGCTACCTTCAAATCTTTTTCTTTCAAATCCTAAAATCTCAAAATCGTATGTACCTTCAGGAAGAAGAACAAACTCACTATCATTTTCAATGGTGTCATCCCAACCCATTGCTACATCATTGTTATTGTATTCTGCCATATAAAATCATCCTTTCTTTAATCAAATGGTAAATCATTGTTTTGGTTAATCAGTCCTACAACTTTATCCCAGAAAGTAATTAACCAACCTTCAATAAACTCATTACCATAGTCCTTTATCTTAGTATCTTGTGGGAAATATCCCTTTTGTGCCACAACAAGTTGAATATCCTCTTCTGACACATTATCAGCTTTCATCAGATCTACTAACTTCTTAGGCAATCCTTCCGGAATCGGAACATTAGTTGCTTGTTGCTCCACCGGTGGTGAAGTTGGTACATCATCTTCTACAATGTCATCAAGTTCAGAAATAGGGTCACTTGTAACTACTTGTTGTGGTTTTGGTTCTGATACAACGGTAGTTGTTGTACTGTCACTAGGGATAAATGGAGAAATCACAGAGTATTCAAAAGGTACTTCCCTATCAAGACCGTATCTGTTTTTTGCATCCCAACAAGGATTATGCTCTGTGTACATTACTCTCTTGCCACCGGTAGCCTTGTACTTGTTGTTGTCTGTTTTCTCCACATAAGTCTTATAATTGACAAAGAATACTGCATCTGCCCATTCTTTTAATAAAGGAGCATTTCTTTTATCCAGCTTTAGTTCCCATCTATCATAAGCACCCATTTCATCAGGTTGTTCAAACTTTCTCATAGTAGCGTGAGCAAGTACCACAACATTAATATGCATATCAATCAAGTCTTCTAACAGATTAAGTATCTTACCAAAAGCCTCTGACTGATATACATAACCTTTACCAAAGCCAAAGTCCTCAATACCTTTCTTCTTTGCAGATGCACAGACCGATTGACCACATAACTTTTCAAGCCAATCAGCAGTATCAAGAACAAAGGTTTTGCATACATTAGGGTTCTGCTTAACATATTCAATCTGTTTAATAACCATCTCCATTGAAGTTGGTCTATCAAATCTACTAACATTAAGTCTTTTTGTGCCACCCTCTGTATCACAAAAAACAGGACTAGGAAACTTAGAAGCCATTGTTGACTTACCAATTCCCTCAGGACCATAAATTACAATCTTTTGTGCTGACATAATTACACCACTTGAAATGTTCATAGATTAAAACTCTCCTTTCTTAAATTCCTTTTTTACAAAAGGCTTTTGTTCTGTATTCTTAACATATCCATCTTCAATAATGATGGAACATTCGTCACCGGTTGACACTCTGGTTGCAATAGCTTGTAAGTTCTCACTTTCAAGCCACTGATTAAATTCTGCAAGTGTTTCAACATCCATTTGTTCCAGCTTATCTAATAGTACAAAACCACAATTCGGATTTAGCTTTCTGATAATAGCAGTAGCTACTTTTAACTGCTCTGCACCACTCATATTGTCCCACTTATAGCCTTTATAAGTTAATTCTTTACCTTCAACTGATAGACCCGGTAAAGGGAGATTAGCATTGTTAAGTAGGTCATACTTCCTCTTGCGTATTTCTTCAATCTTATGTGTTAGACTGTTGTACTGGTCTTGATAATTCTTGGCATCTTCTTCAGCTTTCGCTTTATCAAGATTTGCTCTAACCTTACGGTTAATACTATCAATATTAGCAATGCTTTCTTCAAGTTCAGCAGTTGACTTATCTTCAAGTCCCTGAACAGAAGTTTTTGCAATTTCAATGTCAGATAGTATATGTCTTCTCTTATCCTTTAATTCTGCTAAATTTCTTTCTAAAGTAGCAATTTGAGCAGTAAGGGACTCGTTCTGACTTTCCAATGAACTTAAATGTTCCCTTTTCTTCTGATTCTCACCGTTCTGCACAAGTATTGCTTGTTGTTGCTTAATTAAGTCATAAGGAGAAATAAGTTCAGAAGGTACGTCCTCATACTCTTCCATTTCAAGAGCATACTTCTTCTTTTGGTCTGCAATCTGACCGATAGCGTGTCTTTGATTGTATGTTGTGGTTTCTTCATTTTCCAGCATATAAAGTTCATCACCAACACCAATAATCTGTAGTAGAATATCTGCCTTTTCTTTTCCTGATGCACTCATAAACTTTGGTAAATCAAGAGCAAAAGAACTGATAAATTCATTCAGCAATATTTGTCCACTTTTGTTACCTTCCGGGTCAATGACCTTTAAGCTACTATTCTTGCCACTTCTCTCAACCACAATACCGTTAGATAGCTTAATCTTTAGGTGTGGTGGAATTGTAGAACCATCTCTCTTAGGAGATGATGGCATAAACTTGTTACCACCAAGACACCATGCAATACTATCCAGTACAGATGTTTTGCCTTGACCGTTTCTACCACCAAGGACAGTTAAGCCCTCAGCAGTAGGAGTTAAGGACACAGCCTTAACTCTTTTAACATTTTCTACTTCTAATGATGAAATCTTAATTGACATTTTTACTATTCCTTTCATTTAAAAAATTTTCATTTGACCATCAAGGTCAACCATTTTATTACCATTCCAATTCCAACTGATACCTATATATTCAAGAACTTTACCCCAACCATATTTATTGCCTTGTTCATCAACACAGCACTTATTCATCCAATAGTCCCACTCCTTCATATTTGTTTCGTGTAGTCTATCAAATCTGTGTGGTCTCTTTTCTAGTTGAATGCCAAAGCCACACATTGAGCAACCTGTTCTTTG